TGCAGGATTGCTACTGAATGTAAATGATTGATACTGGAACGAAACACCGAATGTTGATAGTGAATCATTTGTACCAAAGTCTAACGCAACCGGTCCAATTTCTACTGGGAATACACCTCTTAGTGTATATTGTTTTAGTATAGCGCCATTTCTATCTAATTGTCTGATAGTCATGTCTTGTTGATATTGCGATGGTGTAAGAACTCCAGTTTTAGTCTGTAGATCTTCAATGCCGCTCATCCATTGTTCTAACGCTGTACGAATAACAAAACCGGAATCGTTAATAACAGTACAATTGAATGGTGCAAATTCTCTATCACCTGCCATCTTAACTAATCTACCGCGATAATAAACTGGAGTAAGACCAATAGTCTGTCCCGGTAATTCCGCAACACTAATTAAAAATGGAGCTTTCTGTACTGCCGCAGATCTTGAACCAACGTAATTCGGGAAGGACAATTCGACCGAGAATTGATTCGGTCTAGCCCCTCCGTTCGTTAGTTCAGATTTAAATCGTTCTACATTAAATGGTATTGCCATTTATTATTCTCCTATTATGCCCCGACTTCTTCGAATGAAATGCCGCTTCTTGTAGCAATAAAATTCAATTGAATGAAGTTAATTGCTCTTGCAGGTTTAATGAATATATCTGCGACAAATTCATTACGATCTATCACCGCGGATGTATTGTTTGTTTCATCGCAAACTACTCTAAAGTCTGTAATACCACGACGGCCTTGAACATCTCTCAAGAATGGTTCTACAATGTTTTTAAATTGTCCTCTTGTGAACGCATCGTTAAATTCAAATAATTGGAATTTTGATGCTGTTGCAATAGATTTCTCTAGAACAATAAACAATCTGCGAACGTTGATACGATCAAATGCGCTTGGTCTTGCCAATAGAGTTTTATCTCCAAATAACAATGTGCCTTGTCCTGGGAATGTTACCACAGGATTTATACCACTCTTGTATAGAGTATCTCTATCTGTCTTAGCAGGTGAATATGCTAGTTTAACAACATTCTTGATTACTCCGCGATTATAACCTGCAGGAGAGAACCAAGGATCTGCTACATAGTCCGTTCTTGCAGATAGACCAGCAATATCACCATTTAATGCTACATAACGATACTTATCGTTGTAACGATCATATTGATATTTCCAGCCAGAATCTAGTACAGCATATGAAGAAGCTGTTAATTGATTTCTGTAAGTAACAATTTTGGTTGCTTGGCCTGTAGTATTTACAATATCTGCATACGGAGGCGATGCAAATACAATTGCATCTCTTCTTGCTTCAGCAATACCAATTGCTGTATTAACCGTAGACACATCTGTTGTTGGACCCATCATTATTAGACTCACATCGTGTAACTCATCATTTGAGAACAATGCATATCCTGTTGCCACATTACCTACACTTAAACTGTCGCCAGACGCGCCACCAGAAAGTGTAGTTGTAACATTAGATGTTAAATTTGCAAAAGCTTTATTCTGAGAAGTTGTTCCCCAGTTTGTACCGGCCGTTGGGTGATCAATAACCCAAATATATTCAGATTGATTATTAATTACATTTTTATAGTAATTTGTGCTACCATCAGAATTTTTAGCATCTGATGCTTTAGATACAAATGCATATTTTTCTAATATTGATCCTGCGGCCCCGGTCCATTGTCCTGTTGCATCAATTACAATTACGTGTAATTCGTCATTGGAACCACCGCGTGTTTCTACATAATCCGAGCCAGAAGGAGCAGCATCGAATTGTGCTCTATATAACCAAGTTGAATAGCTTGCAGAATCTGCAACTGAAACTTTAATAGAGTTTCCTAATTCGCCAGGATATTTTGCAGCAAATTCTCCGATTGCAAAACCGCCTGAGGAATAGTTGCTATCATAATCATCAAAATTCTTAATTAACGGAGGAGACAGTGTGATAGACGTTTGAGCAGGTACACTCAATGTTCCATTAGTAATCGTTATATTTGGAGATGTAGTATATCCTAAGCCAGGTTGCGAGATTACTACTCTATCCACTTCATATTCCACAATTGCGTTAACTACTGCGTTTGAAGTTATGAAATTAACATCGTCTGCATTTGGTGTAACAGTGACAACAGGATTAGTATTAAACCCTATACCCGCATTGTTTATAATGATTGTTTCAATAGAAGTAGAAATACTTGCCTGTGAGGTTGCATTTGTGCCGCCCAACAAATTATTTCTATTAATAGTAACATTCGGAACATAGAAATAACCACCTAATCCCGGATTAACTACATTAATTTTATTAATATAACCATATCCAACATTTCCTGTAACTGATGCGTCAGAACCAGTGTTGCCATCATTACGATTAATAGTAATATTTGGCATAGCAAGGTAACCATTGCCACTATTTGTTATGGCGTATCCTGTTATTACGTTCCCTGCGATTGTTAAAGTTGCTGCAGCGTGTTGGCCACCTGCAACGATATTTCCGCTGAATACTATATTTGCCTGAGGACCATAATTGGTACCGCCAGACACAATAGCTAAATCTTTTAATTTAAAGTGTACTTCTAAATTCGCACTTGCAGCAGTAGAATCTTGATTTTGAATAATAACATTGGATAATTGTGTATAATTATTTCCAGAATTTATTACTTGAATTGAACGAATACCACCTGCACTTAAAAGGGCTACTAGATCCGCCCCCGAACCATTGCCACCGGTAACGGTTATTGTAGGAGCAGTGTTATATCCATTGCCAGAATCGCTAATGATAATAGTTTGGATGCTGCCAGTTGTTTTTAAAACTGAAGTTCCTGTAGCAGTAACACCATCCGAATCTGGAGGTGCAGAAAAAGTTACTGTAATATTACTAGCAGTTAAAAATGTATTTGCAGTACCACCTATACTTACATTTGCAACAAATCCAGAAGGTGTAGATACTGCATTTTTAGCTGCACCGCCATTTACTGCACGAACTAATTTTAAATTATTGCCGTATGATAAAAAATTTGCTGCAGTAAAGAAATATCCTGCTGTAGTATCGTTAGGTTTGCCAAACTGGCTAACCAAATTAATTTCTGAGTCTACAGTGGTTACTTGTTCCACAGGCCCCCATTGAAAAGCGCCGGTTAATGCGCCCGCGGTTGTTGCAACTGAAGGAATTATTGTTGTTCTATCTTCTTCTGTTACTGCAACACCGGGTGAAAGCTGAAATGCCATCTTCGTCTCCTTGATAATTTTATAGATGCTTCTCTATAATATGATTTCTATTTATTTATAATTATCATCTTTTAGACATTTTCCATGAATTTTCTTTGAGCTTCTTGGAGTTCTGTCGGAGATTTTGAATAAGCATTGAACCAGATCGCATCGTTCATAATTTGAGGTTTTTCTTCTTCTGGGGTTCCATCATCTATGATACCAAATGGTGTAAGGTTTTCCTCAATTTGTTTGAATTGCTCTTCATATAAAGCTTTTCTCAAATTGGTATCTGTGAGGTCTTTAAAGAATGATTCGTTAGTTGCCCAAGAGAATAGCACCAGAGTCATAACCAAATCGTCAAAATATCCCTCGTCTGCTTTATGGCTTCCTCGAACTTCAATAAACGTCGAAATTTCATTTATAATGTCTGGGTCGTGAATCAGTAGTTTCGTACTTTCAACCAAGCTCTTGAATGTTGTACAACCAAGACGTTTTACTTGTTTAGTGGTTCTGACACCAAGTGTTGCCCCATTGGAGAATCCTCCAGAAAGATACTGTCCACTCTTACTGTTACTTCCGACAAAGAATACGTTTTCATACTCTAAGTCCATATAAAGCGAATCTGCTACTTGCTGCCCGTTATCGTTGATCTCTATCAAGCAATAGGCCTTATTATAATCTTTCGCCACTTTATATATTATATTCGGGAAAAGCAAAGGACTAATCTTATTACTTCTATATTTGGCCACCACAGAATGAGGGTACGAAGTTATGTCCATAACGGTAAATGCAGAGTAGTCCCCACCAACTCCTCTGGACGTATCCGCCACCAACATATAAACGTGTTCTTCTTCTGGTTCTACAAATACATCCAACCCGTCTTTACTATAAATGTAAGGTTTAACCGACATTCTGCCGATAGTATCAGGATTGATAAGTGTATTAGATGATCCAAGGAATCTGCAAAGAACCTCTTGATTGAACTTGAGTTCGCCCAACATAGATCTTTGCTCATCTGCCCAGGCTTTGTCTCTACCAGGAATGCGATCATAT